TGCACGACTATATCGCCCTACTCCGCGGTGACTCGGTCGCCCGGGCGGCGTACTACCACTCGCTGCGCGTCGACGGAGCTATCTCGGGTGAGGACATCCGATGGATGGAGAACTTCCCGCCCTCCGGACAGAAGGCCGCCGGCGAGATCCTGATCCCGCTCAACCTCATGCCCGCCAGCGCCTTCCGGCCCGACGGCATGACGGTCCTGCAGCTCGCCAAGGCCGCGCTCGACATGGCGAAGGGCGGCTGGGTCCCCGAGGACATCAACGCCTTCCTCGGCCTCGGTGACCTCCGGCACACGGGCCTCATGCCCGGGACCACCAGCCCCGCCGCCGGCGAGGCCAATGGCGAAGCCGACGCCACCGGCGACGGATCGTCGGGTGACGGAGCCGCTTCCGCAGACGGGTCCTCCATGCGCTTCCTTGACGACGAGGTGGGCCGTCGCCTGCTCGCCATCCTCGAGGGCCGTTCCAACGGCCACGCCGACATCCCAATCCCAGGGAGGCCCTGAACCATGCCCGTGATCCTCGCTCTTCGATCCGCGATCGCCGTCCACCACACCGCGACGACGGATGCCGCGTGGGACGTGAACGCGATGATGTCCAGCTGCACGGCCGACGCGGCGCACCTCCGCGCCATGTCCGCGTGGGTCGATCCCGAGGGCAATGCCGACGCCAAGGGCTCGTACAAGTTCGCCCACCACATGGTCGACGGAGAGGGCAATGTCGGCGACGCGAATGACGGTGCCTGCTCGAGCGGGATCGGCTACCTGAACCGCGACAAGTCCTCCGCGAGCGCCCCGAAGATCCCCGACGGCGACCGCCAGGGCGTGTGGGACCATCTCGCCGCGCACCTCCGCGACGCGAACAAGGCGGACCCGGAGTACGAGCCGCCCGGCCTGCGTGGGATCGGCGGCGCGTTCGAGGAGCGAGCCGCCTTCACGGGCGCCCACCTCGAGCTCCGCGCGGCCGCCGAGGGGCAGATGCCGAAGATCGTCGGCCACGCCGCCGTCTACAACCAGTGGAGCCAGGACCTCGGCGGGTTCAAGGAACGGGTCATGCCTGGGGCGTTCCTGAAGACGATGGACGGCGGGGACCAGCGGGCCCTCTTCAACCACGACCCGAACTTCCTGCTCGGCCGCACGAAGTCAGGGACCCTGACGCTCGCCGATGAGAAGAAGGGACTCCATTTCGAGGCGTCCCCGCCGGACACGCAGACGATCCGCGACCTGGTCATCGCCCCGATGACGCCGCGCAACGGCGGGACGACGGCCGACCTCAACCAGTGCAGCTTCGCGTTCCTGCCCGTCGAGGACGAGTGGCGCGCCCCGAAGCTCACGGACGGCCTGTACGAGCGCGATCTTCACGAGGTCGTCCTCTTCGACGTCAGCGCCGTCACCTTCCCGGCCTATGACCAGACAGACGTCGGGCTTCGCAGCCGCCTCGCTGGCGCACTCGGGCTCGACCTCCCGTCGCTGACTTCCTTCTTTGCCCGCACCTTCCGCGGCACGGCGATGGACGAGAAAGACCTCGTCCTCGTCCGTGACACGGTGACGATCTTGCGTTCCTATCTCCCGCCCGATGCCAACGGTGACGAGCCGTCTGGCGCGAACGCCGGCAAGGCGTCTCTCACGGGCAAGCAGGCCAGCCGAGCGCGGCTCCTGCGGGAGTTCGAGCACCACATCCGAACCACATAGGAGACCACCGATGACCGAACGCGAGAGGCTGCTTCGCCAGAAGCGCCTCGCCCTGGCCACGCAGGCTCGGGCAATCCTCGAGGCTGGCCCGGCCGACGCCGGTATCAGCGCCGAGGACCAGACCCGTTACGACGGGCTCATGAAGGAATACGACGACCTCGGCCCGACGCTGGAGGCGATCCAGCGCTCCGCGACCGCGGACGCCGACCTCAGCCGCTCGCTGAGCGATCCGATCAAGCCGGACGCCGACCCGAAGAAGCGCGCCGCCAAGCGCGCCAACCAGACCCCGGAGTATCGGAAGGCGTTCCGAAACTATCTCCTGGGTGGCGACATGAAGGGCCTCGTCGAGACTGGCACGCCGGAGGCTCGCGCCCTGGCGATGGACACGGACACCTCCGGCGGCTTCATCGTCGCGCCGCAGGAGCTCAGCGACCAGATCATCAAGTTCGTGGACAACATCGTCTTCGTGCGCAAGCTGGGGACGAAGTACCGAGTCCCGAATGCGTTCTCCCTCGGCGTGCCGCAGTTGACCGCCGATCCCGACGACGCGGACTGGACGACCGAGCTCAACACCGGCAACGAAGACAGCGCCATGACGTTCGGCAAGCGGGAGTTCCGCCCGCAGCCGCTCGCCAAGCTCCTCAAGGTGAGCAACAAGCTGATCCGGGCGGCCGGGCAGCTCACCCAGTTCACCGAGGATGGCGAGACCGAGTCCCCGATGTCCGTCGACGGGCTCGTCATGGACCGCCTCGCCTACAAGTTCGGCGTCGCGGAAGAGAAGGGCTATCTCACCGGCACGGGCTTCCTCCAGCCGCTCGGCGTCTTCACGGCGTCCGCGGACGGGATCGACACGACCCGCGACATTCACCTCGGCTCGACCTCCACGATCCTGGCCGCCGGGCTCATCAACATGAAGTACGGCCTCAAGCAGCAGTACTGGAACAGCCCGAGCACGGCGTGGGTCATGCACCGCGACGCGCTCTCGATCATCCGCAAGCTGACCGACACGAACGGCCAGTACATCTGGGCGCCGTCAGGCATCGGCCAGGCCAACCTCAAGGACGGCCAGCCGGACACGCTCCTGGGCCTCCCGTTCTACGCCTCGGAGTACGCGCCGAACACCTTCAGCTCAGCGCTGTACACGATCGTGCTCGGCGACTGGCGGTTCTACTGGATCGCAGATGCCCTGGACCTGACCGTTCAGCGGCTGGTGGAGCTCTACGCCCGCTCCAACCAGATCGGCTTCATCGGGCGCAAGGAGACGGACGGCATGCCCGTCCTCGCCGAGGCGTTCGTCCGCGGCGTCCAGTCGACGTAGCAATCCGGGCGGCGGTGGCGACGCTGCCGCCCGCCATCCCTCACTCGCGGGGATAGGGTCTCCGCCGAAACGCAGGAGTACAGAACGTGGCTCAGCTCAGTTCAGGCATCAAGGTCACCCGCGTCATGAGCGCGGTCGCGGCCGGGACCACCACCCAGACCAGCACGGCCATCGACATGGCCGGCTTCCAGGGCGTGCGGTTCATCGTCGCTCTCGGGGTCGGCTCCGCCAGCTCCGTGGGCCAGGTGAAGGCCACCCAGGCCGACACGGCCGCCGGGTCACCGGTGGCGTTCACCGACATCGCGGGCTCCGGCGGGACCGTGTTCACACCGACGACCGACGACAACAAGGTCTGGATCCTCGACATCTACCGGCCGACGCGCCGGTATGTGAAGTGCGTCGTCATCCGCTCGGCCGGCAACACCGTCATCGACGGGATCATCGCCGAGCAGTACGGCGCCCGCGTCCAGCCGAAGGTCGACGACACGACCACCGTGCTCGGTCGGACGCTTCTCGTCTCGCCGGCGGACGGCACCGCGTAGCCCCAATCGCGCCCGGGGCCACCCTCCGGTCCCGGGCGCACCCTCAACAGGAGATCGAACCGATGGCCACCCTCGCAGTCGCAGCCGCAGACGGCACGTTCCGCGCGACCAACGCGAAGACGGCCGTCAATCTGTGCACCGCCCAGACCGGGACGGGCGACTCCACCAACGTCGCGGACCGCGGCGGCCTGACCGGCGGCGGAGCCATCGTCATCACGAACGTCGCCGGCGGAACGCCGAGCGTCGTCGTCAACATCCAGGGCAGCGCCGACGGCGTGGCCTGGTTCAACGTCCCCTACGCGCTCGTGGCGACCCCGCGAACGTTCGTCGTCACGGCCCTGACCATCACGACCGCCGTCACGACGACCTACCTCCTGCAGGAAGGCATCTTCTGGCGCTATCTCAAGCTCGCCCTCAGCGCGAACACGAACCAGACGCTGACCGCCGACTTCTACCCGTCGGGGAGCTGACATGACGATCCGCGCAACGCAGCCCATCAGCTCCCGGTTCGGGACCTACATGCCCGGGCAGGAGATCGGCGAGGCCGCCGCCGTCGTCATTGACGGCTGGATCGCGGCCGGCATCGCCGAGAGAACGGAAGAGGAGCCCGAAATGGCAGAGAAGCCGCAGCCCGCAGCGCCGGTCGAGCGCGCCACTCCCCCCACGCCAGAGAAGGCGGTCGGACTCCGGCAGCGCGAGACACCGCACCGTCGCTTCGCCGCCGATGACAAGCCGACGCCGCAGCGGCGCTTCGAGCAGGACGGAGGGCTTTGAGATGGCCAACACGAACGCTCCGGGGGCGGACTGGGTCGAGGAGACGACCCCCCGCGTCGCGGACCGCGTGGCGACCCTCGAGGCCGCCCTGACGACCACGGGAACGGCCGTGGGGCTCGTCGGTGACATCGTGGCGGAGACCTACGGCGGAAGCGCCGCAGCCGGCGCCACGGGCCGCTGGGCCGACGCCGCCCACAAGCACGCGCTAGCAGCCGAGACGATCCCGCATCCGCGCGTCGCCGCGGGAGTTCCGAGCGGCGCCCCGACCGCTGGCGAGAACGGCATCGCCCTCGACTCCACGGCCAGCACCGGCGGCCTGTACGCCTGGAACGGCTCCGCCTGGGTCAAGGGTTCCACCATCCCGTGAACCGTATGAGCGCAACAGGAGACTGACAGTCATTGAGCGCGATCCGGCATAAGAAGGTCCCAGTCGGCCCCGATATCCCGGGGTACGAGATCAACTTCACCGACTGGAAGAATGACCACGCGACCGATGAGACGGACACGAGCCTCGTGCTTCGTCCCGATGGGGTCGGCGGGGTTGCCTTCGGTGCGGGCGACGTGGGGCCTACTGGTTCGCAGGGGACTCAAGGCACCCAAGGCACCGCCGGTGCTCAGGGCACTTGGGGGACGGCTGGGACTGCGGGCGCTCAAGGAACCACCGGGACGGCTGGCGCCCAGGGGACGTGGGGCACGCAGGGCACCGCCGGGGCAGACGGCACAACAGGCATGCAGGGAACTACCGGAACCCAAGGCACCCAGGGCACGACGGGCACCCAAGGCGCAGTCGGAACGCAAGGCACCACGGGCACACAGGGCACGCAAGGCGCCGCCGGTACTCAGGGAACGACTGGGACGCAGGGAACCCAAGGCACGACCGGCACCGCGGGTCCACAGGGCACGACCGGAACTCAAGGCACTCAGGGCGTCGCAGGAACCCAGGGGACGACGGGCACTGCCGGGCCTCAGGGCACAACCGGGACTCAGGGCGCGGCTGGTACTCAGGGCACCACTGGGACGCAAGGGACCCAGGGAACTACGGGCACTCAGGGGGCGGTAGGAACCCAAGGTCCGGTTGGCACGCAAGGCGCTGTCGGAACGCAAGGCACGACGGGGACCCAAGGCACTCAAGGCGTTGTTGGCACGCAAGGGCCGGTTGGCACCCAAGGGACGACTGGTACGCAGGGTCCAACAGGAACGCAAGGAACCACTGGCACTCAGGGAACCCAGGGTGTCGCGGGAACGCAAGGGACCACGGGTACGCAAGGAGCGGCTGGCACCCAAGGTGGGGTCGGCACTCAGGGGACCACGGGGACACAGGGGGTCGCTGGGACTCAAGGCACTACAGGAACGCAAGGAGCCCAGGGTACGACGGGCACGCAGGGCGCGGCCGGTACCGCCGGGGTCCAAGGTACGACCGGGACCCAGGGCGCTGCTGGAACCCAAGGAGCAGCGGGAACGCAGGGAACTACGGGAACCGCCGGGGCCCAAGGGACAACCGGTACGGCCGGGGCGCAGGGCACCACGGGGACCCAGGGCGCTCAGGGAACGCAGGGAACGGCGGGGGGGATCTTTACCTCGGCCGGGGGCGGTTCGGCTGGTACACATGCCTGGGTCGGCACCACTGACCCCGGAACCGGCGCCTCCGAAGGCGACATCTGGGTGAACGCATGAGCCTCACGCCGGTCTTCATCGCCGGCTTCGAGGGCCCGCCGCTCTCTGCCCTGTTCGTGCCAGGCGGCACCACCGCCCCGACGATCCAGACGACCTACGCCCGCAACGGTGGGAGTGCGGCCCGGGTCACGTTGACCGCCGCGGCATGCAACTACTCTGTCCCGGCCAGCGGGGTGACGACGCTCTGCGTGTCGCGCTACTACCTCTATTTCGCGAGCCTGCCGGCCGGGTCCGTTGATGTCAACTCGATCAAGGTCAACGCCGCCACCGACTGCGTGCTGTCCTTCAACCATGCCACCGGGAAGCTCGCAGTTGGCGCGTGGGGTGGGGCTAAACAGGACGGCAGCTTGACTATCGCGGCTGGCCAGTGGTATCGCATCGACGCGCGGGTCAATGTCGTCGCGAACCCGTGGGTCATCGACTGGCAGATCGACGGCGTTGACCAGGGCTCCTATTCCCCGGCAGTCGCGGCGGACAGTGCCGCCGGTAGCATCTCGCTCGGGATCTATAGCACTGCCCGCACGATCGACTATGCGATAGACGACATCATAGTCTCGGCTACGACCGGCGACTACCCGATCGGCCCAGGCACGGTCGTCGGGTACACGGTCGGGAATACCTCCGGCACGCACAATCAGACGGCCGGTGACCTGAAAGACAACGGCGGCACGAATCTCGCCAACGGCGACGGCACGGGAGCGAACATCAACGAGGCCACCCCGGACACTACCAGCTATATCGCGCAGGTCGTAATTCGGACAAGCTCCTATGCCGAGTACATCTACGCCACGTCGGGGGCAACCGTCGCACCGATCGGAGTTCAGCAGACCGTCGGCATCACGTCGTCGTCAACTGCCGCCAACACGCAGAAGGCGCAGCTATGGGACGGCACCAGCGCCGCGGACACCTATGCCTCGGGTACGGTCGGGTCCACCAGCATTGTCTACCGGACGAAGTGCTGGGCAGCGGCACCCTCGACGGGTGCATGGACTCTCGCGAAGTTGCAGGCGTCCCGCATTCGTTGGGGCTTCTCGTCGGACATCACACCCAACCCGCGCCTGACGTGGACGGCGCTAGAGGCCGCGTTCCCGGAAAGCGCCCCAACCCTCAAGGTCCGTCGCAGCAGCGCATGGACCGCTGGCGCCGTGAAGGTGCGCCGCAGCAGCGCGTGGGTGGCGCCGACGAGCGTCAAGGTGCGTCGCGGCGGCGCATGGACGACCGTGACATGACGACCTGGGGCTGCGTGCTCATAGTCAAGAACGAGGCGGCCAACATCGAACGCTGCCTCGCGTCGGCCATCGCCGCGGGCGTGACGGTGGCGACGGTGGTTGACACGGGCTCCAGCGACGGCACGATGGAGCTCGTCAGGAAGGCGTGCGCCGGGATCGAACTGCGGTTGTCCGAGGTTCCGTTCGAGAGCATGGGACAGGCGCGCTCGGCGGCGTTCGCGGCGGCCTACGACTCGTGCGACTGGCTCCTCGCGCTTGACGCTGACATGACGTGCGAGATAGACCCCGACTTCGAGCCCTCCGGCGATGCCTACGGGATCACGATGGACACGGGCACCTACCGTTGGGACCTGCCGCTCCTCCTCAACGGCCGCGTCCGTTGGAAGAGCACTGGGGGCTACCACGAATACACGTCCCGCGTGGACGACGCCGGGTACGCCTACCCGCACACGGACAAGGTTCGGGTCCACTTCGTCACCCCGCCACGAACGCTCCAGAAGTCGCACTGGATTGTCTCGCTCCTCGAAGGGGATCTCCTCAAGAACCCCGATGACACGCGGACCCTGTTCTATCTGGCCCAGGAACGTCGGGACCTCGGCGATCCTCGTGCTCGCGAGACGTACCTCAAGCGCGCGAGGCTGGGTGGCTGGGAGGAGGAGGCGTGGTGGTGTCTGTTCCAGGCTGCCCGTCTCGCGGAGTGGCCCGCCCGTGCCGGTGAACTGATGGCAGCGTGGGAGCGCCGACCGTTCCGCTTGGAGCCGTTGCGCGACCTCGTGCGCGAACTGAATGATCGGGGCAACCATCACGCCGCGTACCAACTCGCCTGCGCCCCACGCCCGCCCAACCCCGACCAGACCTTCACGGAGCCGAACGTGGGCTGGGAGATGGACTTTCAGCGAAGCATCGCGGCGTGGTGGTGCGGTCATCCCGACGAGACGCGGGCGCTGAGCGACGAACTGCTGGCCCGCGATGACCTTCCGGCCGATGTTCGGGAGGCCGTGGAGCGGAACCGCGGACTGTGCAGCCCGGCGGTGGCGGCATGATCGATAGCTTCCAGCCGGGGTTCCAGCCAGGGTTCCAGGCGATCTCGCCGGTAGTAACCGTCCTCCCGCCTGAGATCACGATGCGCGCGACCGTCGAGCCCGGGGGCCGGGACAACTCGCTTGTCCCAGCCGGCTTCGCGGCGGCGATGGCGCCGATGGCGATGGCTGCGGCGGTCGCCCCAGAGGGCTACTCGACGGCGATCCGGCCGCCCACGGGTGAGGTGCGCTGATGCAGCAGATCACGGCCTTCGTGCCGGACCCGGCCGGGCTCCTCGACCCCTCCGCGTTCGGCGCCGGCGCGCTGGTGCGCTGGGAGAACGGCGCGGCCATCGGCGGCCCGTTCACCGAGCAGGGTACGCGAGCCATCACGATCGGCACGTCCGCCTACATCTTCTGGGACCCGACCGGTACGCCGGCCACCTGGTACCGGACGCGCTACTCGGACTCGGGCGGCTCGCTGTTCAGCGACTATGGGGCGCCGTTCTCGCCGTCCGTGAACTACGCCACGCTGGACGACGTGCTCGACACGTTCGAGACGACGATCACGGACCCGCGGAAGCTCCGTCGGATGACGAACCTCCTCACTACCGCCACGAACCAGGTGATCGAGGCGTGTGGCCACCGGGACTACTTCCGACATCCGGCGACTGGCGTCACGACGTGGGTGATGGACGGCGACGGCTCAGACACGCTGCACATCCACGAGGGGCTGGTGCGGCTCGACCTCCTCGAGCTCTCATTCGACGGCGGGCGGACCTACGTGCCGGTGAACGGGCTCCCGGGCAGCCTGTCCGTCCCGTCGGACTACACGCTCCGCGGGGACAGCCCCTACGTCTCCGAGCCGATCATCGGGGAGGACACCTACGCCTCCGGCATCCCGCCCTCGACGGAGGCCGCGGTCGAGCCGTACTTCCACGTGCGGTTCACCGGCTTCGGCAAGTACGTCACGTTCGTCCCGACCGTCCGCGCCGCGCGCCTGACGGGCGTCCGCGGCTGGCCGGCTATCCCTGCCCCGCTGGTGGAGGCGACCGCGCAGCGTGTGCGCCAGCTCGAGTTCGGGAGCGCGGGCTACTCCGGCGGCGCGGCCGGCGGCGAGGACCAGTACGGGCGCGTGAGCTCCACCGACCGCTTCTGGCCGCAGTCCATGTACAACTTCCTCCAGGCCGAGCACAGCAGGTTCATGGCCTGCCACATGGGCTCGACCGGCGACGCTCAGCTGGCCTGGCGATGACGAAGATCGCCGTCCTCGACGGGAAGGTGCTTGTCCTGTTCCTGCCGTCCGATGTCTCCGATCGCCAGGTGGCCGCGATCCTGGCGGGCCTCCGCGCTGAACTTCCCGGCTGGCACTATCTCGTGTTCCCGGGCCCCGGCTCCGTCCTTGACCTCCGAGGCGATCCGGAGGCCGCTCGGCTGGCGGCCGAACTCTGGGAGCGTGTCTCTTCCATCGTGGAGCCAGCGGCATGATCGAAGTCGTCCACCTCGAGGGGCTCCCCGCCGTCCGCAAGATGCTGGACCAGTTCGAGGGGCAGCAGCTCCAGAACAAGATGCGCACGGCCGTCCGCGCCGGCCTCAAGCCGTTCCAGGCGCAGTTGAAGTTCGAGGGCGACACGCCGGGACACCCGCACTCGTTCACGAAGGTGCCGGCCGGGAAGGTCACGACGCGCGGCGGTTCGTCCGGCCGTGAGATCGAGGGCTACGTCCGGCCGTCGTCCCCGCTGTTCAACATCTTCGAGCCGGGGGCCGGATCGCACACGATCGCGCCGCGCCGCAAGGCGATGCTCGCCGGGCCAGCTGGTAGCGGCGGCTGGGATGCGAAGGGGCGCAAGCGCAAGGGCGCGTTCTTCGCTCGCGGACCGGTCAGCCATCCGGGGATGCGGGCGAGGCCGGAGTTGCCCGCCGCGTTCGCCGCCGCAGAAGGCGCCGCGTCTGACGCCATCGCGGCGGCGATCTTCAAGATGACCAGCGAGCCGACACCATGACCTACCCAGCCACGAACACCGCGGCGATCGTCGACGGCTGCGCCCAGGTCGTCGCTGCGATCATCGGCGGCCATGTCTTCGCAGCCGGCGTCACGACGAGCGTGACCACTGCGCAGCCCGAGGTCGTGCCGCTCGCCGATGACTTCACCGAGGCGGGGATGCCCGCAGTGACGTGCGCGATGGGCGCGTGGGCGCCGACCCTCCAGCCGGGCAATGAGCGGCTGCACATGACGATCGTGGGGGCCGTCTGGCGTCCGCGGAGCCCGCTCGCCGAGAACGCCGTGGCGCTCTATGCCGACCGGGACGCGATCGCGGACGCGTGGATCGCCCACACGAAGGCCTACGTCGTCGAGGCGTCGCTCCAGTCCGCGATCCTGATGGGTGGACCGGGCATCGTGGCGCGCTCGATCCCGTCCG